ACTTAGTACATTTCCAATTTGGCCAACAATTCCACGATCAGATGCTACAGTTTTCTTAATCTTATCGACATTCATCATGTCGTTTTTAAGTTTTGTAATACCGTCTAGAGAAACAATGGTTCCAATACCAGGAGTTTCAGCAGTCATGCCTTGTTTTACCATAGCGGTAATTAAGTCTTTGCTGATATTTGGGTACTTGTTAGAAATTTTAGTAAAGTTATCAAACTTATCAGGTGTTAGAGAACCCATTTCCATAGAAACCATGCGGTTTCTTGTCTCTTGGACAGATGACTTAGAGTAAAGTTGCTTGTATACGTCTAATTTCTCTGCCATTAAATGCCCAATTCGTTATAGGCTTCTACAAGTGCAATTAGTTGACTAGAATTTGGATTTGCTGCAAGCAAAGCGCGAGCCATAACTGAACCAGGATCAATAGCATCTACTGGTTCGGCCATGCCTGTATTATCTCCAGGGCCACCAGGGGCTGACTGAGACAATGGTACATCTGTACCTGAGTATGCAGTTGCAGGAATAGCCTTAATTGGGTTAACATATTCTTGCTGTCCAGTAACGCTGCTTGCTGTAGGCGCAGTAGCAGAACCTTGTGCTAGTTCTTTGTTGGTTTTACGCTCATTGTATGAGCCACCAGATGCGTTTTCAATTCTAGCGCCGCGTTGTGCGCGCTGTGTACGTTCTACGACGTTCTGATCTGAGCGAGATGAGTTCTTTCCGACACCTGATACTGTTTGCTTAAATGCCATGTGTTAGTCCTCATCATCATCGTCATATGGCACATCGCCAATTTTTTCTAAAGGTTTAACTGGAAGTATCCACGAAGGGAAAGACTCGGGATCTGTAATTAACCAGAACGCTGCATCAACTGAAAATCCTGCGCGGCGTAATGACTTATAATATTCATTAAGAGAAATACAATAAGCGTCCAAAGCAGAGTAGGTATCTAAGTCGATAACTTTCTTACGAGATGCCATCATATTATCCCATCGTTGCTAGAATACTTGCTAAATCCTGTGGTGGTGCTTGTTGTGGAGAGGCCCCACCAGAAGGTTGTCCAGGAGTGGCTGGGGACGGGGGCGCCTGCTCTACTGGGCCTTGTGTGCCTGGTGGAGCCATCTCTGGCTGCATCGGTTGTTCAGGCTTTGGAGGCGTGAACACTGCCAAGGCAGCATCCTCTATGTTTTCCCCCTTGCGACGACGTTCAATGACGTCGGCAATATTACGGATTAGCGCAGATGGATCTTGTCCCTGTGCGACCATCGCAGGAATTGCTTGTGCAGTTGCTGTGATAGAAGCGGTAAGATTATCGCGCATTTTTTCTATTTCAATTCGTTGTTCTTCCAGTGTTACGTTAACGCTCCATGGAAGTTCACGACGGATGAAGTCTTTCGATACTAGGTCTGCACCTAGTGCTTGAAGGGAGAATATTAGGGCGCGGGAAGGATCTAATCCAGCCATCAAACCATATCGAACCTCTATTGAAGAGTCTCCATTGATGTCTTTGCTTGGCTTGTACTTTAACTCGTACGGCGTACCTTGCGCTGTTCCTCTAACACTCTTATCTTCATCGAATAGCATTTCATCTATTTCGAAACACAACTTGAGTACATCTTCAAACACCTCAGCAAGAATGGTTTGACCAGCCTTGATCTGAGAGTCAAAAGCACCAAGTAGTGCCTGGACACCTTGACCAGTAATAATACTGGCGTCAATGTTTCCAGTTCTACCCTCAGGATATCGAGCACCAAGTCGTAATTCAGATTGGAGTGCTGATTGCTCCTGAAAAGTAGCAGCGGGAATGTCTAATTTAACACGCCCAACACCTTGTGGATTTGCAGTTCTGATGATTGCATCAGGCCCCATAGGCAAATCAATTACATCGTTAGGGACAACAAACGGCGCTTGGATTGACTTTTCAGCCGCTTCCATAGCGAGGTTTGCAAAACGAGCACGAGCCATCTGTACATAGATAACATCGTCAAACTGTCCGCGTGACTCATCATCGATACCAGGACGACGTGCGATACGCACCATCATCTTACCGAGTGGGTTCTTAATACGGCTTAGAACTAAGTTACTGCGTGAAGGTACATAGAGAACTGTTTGATCTTTATCCATGTACTTGATGAGTTCTACATCTACGTTGTTATCTCGATCATAACCCATACGACCAAGAAGCGCAGGAGCGTGTTCTGGGAACTCATTAGCAAGTTCATGTACAGTTTTCATATAACGCTTTGCGTATGCTACGCAACGCCCGAAGCGATCAAACTCTGGGTATGAACCCATAGGATCTTCAACTCGGATACGAGGAAGGTTATCCTCAAAGTCTGGCTCTACGTGAATAGGAAGGAACCCGTAGGAGAAATACCAGTCAGCACCCCAGTACATCTGTGACTGTAGGCGTGAGTTGTATACGTAGTTGTTAGCAACCATGCCACGCTTATCAGCAAAAGCGCGAGCCTTTGAATTAGCAACGCTAACTGTAGAACAGTTAAACGATGGCAGTGGAGCCAGTACTTCTGCTAGGTCGCGCGCAGCAACATCGATGAAGTTGGCAACCATTGAATGAGGCATGCCTTCAGGGAACAATTCTGGGAACACATCAGCCATGTTGCCCTTGCGGACAGCCTGGATTTGTTCCATGCGAATATCGCGTTCTGCATGGCGCTGTTTGAGGTTATCAACGCGCTTAGCAATAGTATCAATATCTGCAACCATTATTGTCCTAACGAAGTGTGAAAAAAATTATTTATCGAAGTAACGGTAAGCCGTCTTTTTTAATTTACTGCCTTTTGCGCTATCAATCTTAATAAGGTTAGGCATATTTTTAAGTTGATTGTAAGATTTAGCCTTAACTTTTTTTGCAACAGCAGGCTTAATATCTCCGCCTGATTTAATACTAACTGTAGTATTAGGCATCCCAGTTCTTACATCTGCAGCAGTAGCCTTAGCGTACTCACCAGATTTACGTGCAGTTGTCTTAACGTTTGTATTCTTATTTTTAAGTTTTCTTAATGTAGTAGGCTTTACAACTTTTACACTGTTCTTGGCAATCTTTTCAGATGATGCTTTCTTCTTTAGCATTGGCGCTACTTTTACTGTACCTCTACTAAAGTTTGCTCTTTGAGCAGCAAATTTTACAGCCTGAACGCCTTTTACTACACGACCTGCAGGAGCAAGAGATGCAGCGGCAACAATTGCCTTACTAGCATTACGGAGTCCCTTGGCAGATTGATTCATATCAATACCAGATGCTCTAGCACGTGCTCGGGCATAGTCTAACTGTGCCTTTGTTGGTTTTGGCTTACTTGCCATTGTGTTCTCCTATTCGTTTCCGTATTCGTAGTCGTTTACATTGAGCGTGAAACGATTTTGAAGTTGACTTCTTGTAGCCCACTTATTACTGATGTGAGCCTGACCATTACGGGTAACACCGATCACTTCTCTAGCGCGTAGTTCACAGAACCACAACGCCATCACACAGTCGGTTTTACCCTTGGTATTAGGTTCCCATGTGATTAACTGCTGAATCAACGCTTTTACACCTTCTGAGCCGTCCTGTGAAGGAAGTTCAATCAGGTTATCGTCTTGATGCTCTTTGCCACGCACTGTACCGAAAAGTCCAGCCATAGCCGCAACGCCAAATCCAGTGTCCCACTTGTTTCTGCCAGTAAACTGACCAGAGAACTTGACCCCTACCGAGGCTAGGTACTGCTGTAAATCTGTATCTAAGGCGTAAGCCTTCTGATGTGCGTTAGTTTCAATACGCAATTCGTGGGGGGTATACTTATCAACCCACTGTTCAATCAAATTCTGGATCTTCTGCGGAGTAGGCTCAGACATGTTCTCAACATCAAGTACATATCGCATGCGACTTACTCGGTCAACCGTCATGATTACTGCTGCGGTACGACCAGACATCGCTGGGTCAAGACCCATGATGGTGTACCAGTTGCCTTTTTCCCTAGGGTGTCCTGGAGTACCTACTCGCAGTGGCCCTCGTTTTCGCATTCGGTTAGTAGAACCTTGCACAGCGAGAGGCGAAAATATAGAGTCCTCTTGTACGTCCTGTTGCTGATAAACCAATGCCCACGCGCTAGGGCTAACTTCGCTTCGTCGTCGAAAGAGTGCTGGCCCATTCCATTTAGGATACAGACCGTCCTCATCGGGAACGACATCTTCATCTGAACCCTCCCACGGTAAATGAGACTTGGGCCATAGAGTGACCCACTTCTCAGGATCTTCGTCAAATTCTAGAACGGCTGGCATTGAGAGGTATGAGAAGGGTGATTTGCCACCAACCCAGTGCTCAGCCGAACGGATCTCGCGGTAGAGGTCATTGGAGGCAATACGTGTGCCTACGACAAGTAACTTACCATTGTCTCCGAGACGGGTTACAACGTCTCGCTGCAACCACAGAAGTTGCTTTTCCCATTCATGAGCGTTAGACGTAGTAACAACGTCGTCAAGAATGATAAGGTTAGAACGAGCACCAGTGATTTGACCGCCAATACCGAGAGCCTGTACGGTAGGGTCTTTTTCAGTGGAGTCTCGGGAGAGGTAGATGCGGTCTGCTTTCCAAGTGTCTGCATCTTCTTTCCATCCCCCAGCGCTGCCATAGACAGCCTGTAACTTAGCCCAGCGTTCGTGGCTCAGTCGCTGCTTGATAGAGTAGAGATACTCCTTGGCGCGTTCCTGAGTCTTAGATACGATGGTGATCTTAATGTTCGGATCCATCGCAATACGATAGACGCAGTAGTTGACGGTGATGACCGTCGATTTGGCATGCTCTGGCGGTACGTTAATCAGCAACCGCTTCTTAGAGGCTGGGTCATAGACCATGCTCTCATGCAGGTAAGAAGGTTCCCGTCCCTCTAGCAGGTCGATCCACGACCTGTGATGTGGGAAGATAGGGGAGTCTAGGAACTCTCGTGAGAACTCCTCAAAGCCAATTTTGAACTTGGCGTCACCCGAGACTATGCTCAGGGTTTTCTCACCCTCGGCACGAGCCTTCTCCAGCGCTTTCATGAACTGATCGTCCTTGCGCCAGTCTTTCATCACATCAGGCTTACGATCTGCCCGAGCAATAGCGTCAGGCAGGTCTAGCCCCTGCTTAATAAACTCTAAAACTTTATGCTTAGCCTCACGGAGTGCTGCTACCTTATGGTGTTCATCACCTACCTTGGCAACCATATAAAACACCCCCCTTAAAATCAATCAAGTTAGGGGTCATTTCCCCCCTTATCGCTCGCGCTGAAAAGCGCGCTCGCTACCCCCTCGCTTTCGTGACTGGCAATAAGCCAGTCCCTCAAGACTAGATAGGCTCACTTCTGTGTACCGTTCGCCTATACTATATATAACCCGTTCAAAAGCAGATAGCGAACGCTATGAATTTAAGAATGTGATGTACTTCACTACTTTTATATACTAAATCGGACATTTCCAGCAAATACTGGCAAAATATTTTTGTGCGATAGTGTATATATATAGC